TCAGGTAAACCTCCGAACGGAAACACAATGTCGCCGAACACGGGCGCAACGTAGTCTGCGGCCTTTGAATCGAGGTGCGCGTTCAGATACAAGTAGCGCAAGTACCCAGCCTGGAACTGGGTGAGGTCCATATACTCCCGGTGCTTCTGTCGCAGCATGCGCAACTCATGATACGTCCTGGACAGAAACTCCTCATCGCTCATCCGCAGAAACACGCGACAGTCTAGCCACAGTTCGCGGATGGCATCTTCAGGTGCTTGGGGCTTTACTCCAGGTGCCCGAGCCGGAAAGGGCGGGCGGTGTCCGGGTCTCCTTCGTGTGCCACTGTGAAGCTCGTCTGAAGCGCGTTGATTACAGCATACACGCTGTTGGCGTCCAATAGGCGGAGGAACTCTGCTGCTGTACGGCGCGGTGTAATGTGTTCCGTTGCCATCGCGAGCATCTCTGCCACTTCTTCGACTTCAAGAGCATTCCAATCCGCAGCGGACAGCAGCGATCGGCCATCCCGTTCCAGCACATTCACAACGGATCTCATTGTAAATCGCAAGGGGAAGTCGATCCCGCCGATGGTCACATTCACGAACGGCGTGATGTACGCCGTTTCTTGTTTGAGGGTAATTTCGTCAGCCATTGAAACCAGTATACCACGCTCTAGGGCATATGCACCGGGTAACTGATTATGATGAAGCGCAGAAGTTGGTAGTATGTGTCCAGCGCAGAACTGCTACAGAAGTGCGTGTCCGTGATGTCCATGCAACCATCCTCCAAGTGTACTTCCGCGTGTGGTGTGAGTGCTACGACGCTGCTTTCTGTATGCTTACCATGTGGATCTCTGTAAGCACGCACGTCGGCTACTCCATTGTCGCGGTCCAGAATTGTCCAAACAAGCAAAAAACCTTCGAAGCGTTCGCAGACTGTCATACTCGCTATCCTAACACAAAAGGGCACCCGGTAAGGGTGCCCTCAAGCTATCAGTCACGTGCTGATACTACGCGATAACGAGGTTGCCTGCAATCTTGAAGGTGCAACTCGCCATGAGCAACGCGGCAGGGTCCGCGGTCACGTCGAACGAGGTGATGAAAGCCGAGAAGGCCCAGGTCGTCTGAGTGGGGTCGGGGAACACAATCTGGAAGTTCCGGCACGCACGTGTGGCGATGATGTAGGTCAAGCCTCCCGAAGCGCCGTGCGTGGGTTCTTTCGGATTGAAGTTCAGCGTGGTACTGACGTCCCCGAAGTTGATGAGACCGGGCACGTACCGGCGAGTTGGACTCGCCGAGTTGTGAACGGTGGTTTCCAGCGCGTCAGTCGAAATCTTCGGACCCGAGAGGGTCTTCAACTCCGCGATACGCATAAACGTCTCAGGCGCGCCGCCATCTCCCATTTTCAGGAGTGTGCCGAACGCGGAGAGAGCCGTAGAATTAGAGCAACTCAATGTAGTTCGTTTCCTTTCTTAGAGACGGACGACAGCGAACAGTACAGTCGCAGCCGAACCAGTGATCTGAATACCCTGGGCACCTATATAGCCCACGGTGCTGTCAAACAGTTTCATGTAGCGCTCGCCAGCCGCCACGGTGATAATTGCGTCGTCAGTCGAACGGCCTTCGATATCCGCCTCACCTTGAATCGTAAAGGTGCCGACGCCCTTTACAATGAGCAAGTCGTACCCGCTGGGGTTGAAGTAGTTCCCGTTGGTGGGATCACACGCGGTAAACGCGGGAGCCGCACCCGCCGAGGGGAAATAGCCCGTGCCCTGAGTCGGGGGGATGAGAGTTGCCATTTAGTTCTTGTTGACCTCCATGATGCGAACCACTGTGTCGGCAGGAGTGCCCGCCACAAAGTTCATCTTTCCGCTGGGGGTCGCCCAGCCCTGCGAGAATTTGAAAGGACCGAACACGACCTCGCCGCCGGCGGGAATGGAGTGAACCGCGTCAGCCAGCCGGTCGCTGCCGTCTGGTTCGGATTTAACAGTGAAGTTCACTGCGCCCGCACCGGTGTTCGTTACGTGAACAACGGTGTATCCCAGACATGTTGCGTTGTCCGTGCCAGCCGAGGGGGTTTGTCCGGGAACGAGAGCGGCGGCGACTCGCGCCCCGTCCAATGAAGTTGCCGAAAAATTTGCCATATGTTGAAAGAGACCTCTTCAGATATTACAATCGGAGGTTGATTACCTCGTGGTGCTCAAGAACGCGACTTCCACCGCGCCCACCGAATCGATGTACAGTGACCCGTCCGGCTGCATGAACCCCGCTTGCACGAGTGGGGCCACTATTTGGATACCACCACCAGGCACAATCGGTATGTCTGCCGTGCGGCCAAACAAGTCGGGAACACTCAACACAGTGGCGGTTCCCAACCCGCGAAACAGTAGGCTGTCCCCGAAGGTGAACTTCAGGAAATTGCCGTTTACAGGGTCCAGCGTGGTCCATACCACGGTAGACTGAAACGGACTCGTGTACATGTTTGTCACCACTTGCCGTGGAATAAAAACTCTAGCCAATGCCCAAATCCTCCATACTTAACGCACCCTTGTCTAACAGGGCGGCGAGCGCAGACTCCAGTGTGGAGTCAGCAGACGCGATCTGTTCTTCCTTGCTTGGCAAGGGGGCCGGAGCAATATCCTCAGGGAGTTTGGTACCGGCGCGAAACGGCACCCAGTGCCGCACTACGATGTGTTCTAAAACATCGGACAGCATGCCGCTGTCGTATGCACAGAAGTTGCAGCAGAACAGATCAACTTCTGGACCCCACTTTCTGGCATGCCAGCCTTGCGTGATTGTGTCTTCAGGAGGAACGCGGTCTGCCATCGCGATGGACGTGTAGTCTGGTCTCGGTAAGAGACTGTAGTCGAACTTGAACTTACTAGCCAATGGGTTGTCTTTCTTTCGGTGGTTTATGCTTACTTAGCCAACAGGTTGACCCTTAACGCGAAAACGCATGATGCCGTTTCTGTCGTTGTCTCCTGTAGTGAGCACAACCTGCGAGTGCTTCACTATCATATTCGTGTGCCAGCCTGGCGTCTCCAACTGGCGCTCTTGCCGGTGCAACAGAAAATGTATCCGGTTGCAAATCATCAGAACTTCTTTGGACCCTCGGTAGTTGGAGAGTATCTCGATGTGGACGAACACGTCGCTAGCAGTGGTGGTGAGACGATCTGCCATACGTTCGTCTGTCTCACTGATACGGATGTACGGCATCTTCACCGCAGCCCCGTGAGACGTTTCCACGTTTCCATCGTGGACGCCGCCAGGGCACAAGTCTCGCAACAATGGGTCTGTGTTCAGCTTTTTCCATATCCCCATGAGAAGGGGGTAAACAAACGAGTCTCCAACAATGACATCGGGCATTTAGCGACCTGCTCTCTGTTCGACGTACGCCAGAAAATTTCTGAGGCCCGCTTCGTACTTCGGCTGAATCTCTTTCAGTGCGGGAATGAGGTAGGGGCGAGCCTCTATTCCGTTCATTGCAATCTCGCGTGCGATCAGGTAGGCAACCTGCTTGATGCTCTGGTCTCCGTTCCCTATTCCTTTACGGCGCACCCAGGCTTCAATTATGTCGGTGGGTGGCATCCCAGCATTGCCGGAATGGTGGGCGTAGGAGTCTGGAACGTCCTCCGCGGTAGCTCTGCCTTTAGGGCCGGTGCCAAACTCCAGGAAAGCTGCGTGGTCGGCAGTAGACCGAACATGTACTGAAAAACCATCGGGGTCATCGACAACCTGGATGCCAGCCAGCAGCCGACCTTGGTCCACGGGAGACGAATGTCCGTTGGGACCATACAAGATGTTCTCCCGCGCTTTTTGCGCAATGTCATTGGCATACTGGCGGGTGAGCCTCTTCGCTCCGTCGCGCACTAATTTGGTGGTGCGAACCGATCGGTCCTGGAAGTCTCGTATGCTCTCTAGGTTGAAAGTGACCTGCATGTTACTCGGGGAAGTTGTACGTGTCGAGATCTTTACGAACGCGTGTCTCGACGATCATGCGCCGCTTTTCCAAACTCTGCTGCCGGATTCCCTCAACCGCAAACACCAGTGTTTGTGTTCTGTTCTGGAACACGATGATGTGCTCGGGCTTCAGTCTGGGATTAAACAGCAAGTCCCACTGTGCGTAACTCTCTTGCAAGTTAGACTGACGCGTCTCGCCCGTCTCGAAGCTATCATTCCAGACGAGAGCGCCGTACCCGCTGTACACCGGGGTCCATGATATGCCGCCGCCGCCGATCTCATCGGTGACCTTGTTCTCTTGGTACACCGTGAACTTGTGGCGTCGTGGCCCAGCGGGAGCCGTTATGTCTTGGCGAGGATAGGCCATTAGACTAGACCATCCAGTCTCCACCGGTAGCGTGCTCCGAGCAGCATGGCTATCACGTTCGGGGTAAGATTGCTCAGCTTGGCTTCCGCCTGATACTTTGTGGGGATAGCAGGGTCGCCTTCACGAGACTCGAACAGAAAGCCCATTAGGTTGTATGCAGCAAGCCTGTCTTGGGGGTTTACAGACGCCTGGGCCGTCTGGATGTCCAGGGGGGTCAGTATGGCAGGGTAGTCGATGTAGCCGCTGTTGTAGGTCACGGAAATGCCACTAGTGACCCGTAGCGGAGTGGGGGGTCCGCCTACAAGTTGGATTGTTCCCTCATCCGCCACATAATAGTCTGTGGTGGGCATTACTACCGGGATAGTAGGATCTGCCGCGGTGAAGTACGTCAGGGACAAACCTGGGTTGGACTCCAGGACTGGATACACCAGTCTCAGGCACGATCCTTCAAACTTATTGAAGGTTGTGGTGTACACACTTTTCAGGATGGGCGTTGCGGTGTAGTTCTCGATGAACTCTACTGATGTGGCGATTAGCGCGAGCGCGTGCGTATCGTCATCTGTCACGTTTGAGCCGAGTGGTGTGTCGGTCCGCAGATGAGATGCGAAATCTTGTAATGTGAATGGCAGGAAGGGAGCCGGCGTAACGCGCTTAGACCGTCGGTTGACGGGGGCAAACGGTGGCCGTATAGGCTGGGTGAAAAATTCTTGGATTGACGGGGGAAACGTTACGGGCATGGCTCACTTTATAGGATCGCCAAAACCAAACGGCCCCCGGAGTTACCCGAGGGCCGTGTGGCAGGAGGAGAACAATGATTCTGCGAACTCTCCTAGAGTAGCATACTACGACACGACAGTGGTAGTCGGCTGCGGCATGTTGCGCGGCTTGATGAACGCGTACGCGGTCAGCGTAGCGCTCGGGGCACCGGACGCAACAACGTTCAACCGGACATACCGGCGCACACCGGCTCGATACGTGATCGCGTAGATGCTGCCGGCGACCGTAGCCGCGTCAGCAACGAGTGGACCGATACCGTACAGGTCGGTACCGATCGGGGCAGGGGTAACCGGCTGCGGGTTGAACAGCGACCGGTTCTTAGGCGTAACGTACTGGATGTTGTCAAACAACGGGGTCCAGGTAGCGTTGTCGTCCGACTCCTCAATCGTGAACGTCAGCTTGTTGACCGCCGACAGAGCGGTAACCGCCGGGAAGTGCAGAACGAACTCTGCCTTGTCCATGGTGTTCAACAGATCGACAGACGGAAGGGCAACAGAAGCGGCAACCACGGTGTTATGCACCAGGTTGCGCACGAGCATGTTGTTAGCAATAATGTTTTGCATGGGTATTTTCCTTTCTGCCGATTAGGGCTGGATAACCATCTTGACGAGGGCTTCGGGGATCATGACCGCACCACCGACGCGCTTCCACGCGTACACGATGGTGATACCTTGGTTAGCCTTC